GCTAGGGCGTGCCGGGGTCAACCGGCGGCTTCTGGGCGGCCTTGCGTGGCCTGCCCGGCTTGCGCTTGGCTGGCGTGCTCGTTTGTTGGAACACGTAAACACGCAGCCCTTGGCGGCTGGTGCTGTGCCCGACGCAGTCCCAGTTCTCGGCGACGCTCGTATGCGTGTCCTTGTGGGTAAGCAGCCACAGGCGCAGCGGCTCCTCCTCGTGGGCCATCTCCGGCGACAGCATGTCGGCGAACCAGTAGCCGCTGCCGCTCTGGTAGACGCGCAGCAGCTTGCTGCCCTTGGGCTGCACAAGGTCCACGGGTCCGCTGTGATGGCGGAACTGCACGCTGTGCATTCGCATCATTCTGTCCATTGTGCCTCCCCGCGCGCGACCTTCTCGGACGCCTGCAAGAACGCCACCGGGTCTGACTGAACGTCAGCCATGCGGATGCGGTTCCCGCCGACGCCGCCGCCAGGCGTAGCTCCGCCGCCGTCCCCACCGTCAAACAGGTGCGGCGCATCGCTCACGGTGCGATCCAGCCATTCCTCGATGGTCAGCGACTCGCCGCGCTCGCCCACGTTGTCGTGCTTAGCGACCAGCGCATCCAGTGCATCGTTCGGCTCGAAGGTGCCCCCCGCCCTTGTGAGTAGGTCGGCACGGGCCGTGGGGCGTAGGCGCAGCTTCTTGCGCTCGAGAGCTCCCGCGAGCTGCTCGCCCAGGTAAACGCTGCCAAACCTCTGGCGCGCGGCCTGCTTGTCGTTCTCGGCCTGCTCTCGCTGCGCGTGCAGATCCTCAAGCTGGCGCTGGTATTCGCTCTTGATCGACTGCGTGCGGCGCTCGAGCACCTCGTCGAACTGCCCCGACTTGAGCAGCGCGGCCTCCTCCTCGCCCTGCGCCTTGTCCAGCATGCTCTTGTACTGGCCTCGGATCTGCTCCTGCTCCGTCATCAGCTCCTCAAGCTGGGCCTTCATCCGAATGTTGTTGTCGCGCATCTCGCGGTATCGGGTCAGGTCAACCGCCGGGCTGTCGCCGGTCTCAACTTGGAGCTGCCATCCGTTGCCGGTGTCGGCGTAGTAATCGCGCAGACCCTCCGGGATCTCGTCCTGCGCTGCGTAGGTCTTTCTCAGCATCGTCTACCTCTTGGGCTTGGGTTTCGTGGTCGTGGGCTTCTTGGGCTTCTTGCCCTTCTTGTATTTGTGCATTTTTAAAGCCTGTCTTTCTGTCGTAATTCCTCCAGCGTCAGCGGCTGCAAGTCGCGGCCTAGCATCTGCTGCAAGGTGATGTCGCCGCGACGCCATGCCGCTGCCTTGGTCTTGCCCAGCATCTCGTTCTGCTCGGCCTGTGGGCGCGTCTGTAGCCATTCCTCGAACGTGACCTTGGCCTCGACCTGACCATCAAACGCCGCGCGCGTGCCCTCCGGCTCCTCGTCGAAAAACGGCACGGCAGTGCTGCGACAGTTGGGATGCAGCGGCGGCATTGGCCCCTCGCCCACCGGGTAGGTCTTGCCGTCTAGGCTAGCGCACAGGATGGTCGTGCGGCTGTCGAGCGTGGCCACGAAGCGCCACCGCTCAATGCCGAGCTCGCGGAACGTCTCCTCGCGCGCCGCGTTGCTCTCCGTCGTCGCAGCAGTCCGCACCAGCGTCTCGACGCCTGTTGCAGCCTTGTCCAGTATGCCCTCCTCGGTGCGCGATCCACGGATGCCGCGCACGATCTGATCGACGGTCTCGCCCTGCTCAAGTCCCTGCAGGATGCGCCGCCGCAGGCTGTCGCCCGTGGGCGCTTGCAGCATCTTGTCGAACCACTGCTCCGGCGTGTCGCCCATGACGCGCTGCTGCGACGGGTCTGGCGCTTGCACCAGCGGTATGGCTTGGTCGGTCGTGCGCTCGACGTTCTCGGCTACGAAGTCGGCCTCGCGCTGCCCCACCTCTTGCAGCCGTGCCTCTGTCAACTGGCGCAGCTCCAGGATGCCGCGCTGCAAGATCAGGTCGATCTCGTCTAGTAGTAGGGCGAGCTGCGGGTATCGCTCAGGTGTGACCTCGCGCCCGCGTGCGTCGATGCCCGCTAAGGTGCCCCCGATGCTGTCGAGCAGCGGCTCCACCACAAGCCTGCGGAACTGCTGCACGGCCTCGATCTGCACGCCGCGCACGCCTCGAGCCATCAGCACATCATGCCGATTGAAGCGCGTGAGGAACTCGCTGGCGCGCTGCTTGAGCTCGCGCCGTAGGCGAGCGCGCAGCTCGGGGTCGATCGGCGGCGGCAGTCCGGTCATGTTTCAATGCCTGCTCGCGGCGTGTAGATAAAAACAACGCGCCCGCACGTGTTGCAGCTTAGGTTGCTCACCATTCCGTAATCGTCTTGCGGTTCGCAGTCGTGATCGCCGCCATGAATTAGCTTGGCACCGCACACGCAGACGACATCGACATATGTGGTGTCCGTCATGCGTCAGCTCGGGGTTGCTGAACGAAGCGAGCCATCTGCGCCTCGAGCGCGCGCTCCTTCTCGTCTTCTGCGGCCTGTAGCTCGGCCTCGACCTCGACCTCGCCCAGCATGCCCAGCGCCTTGACCTGTGCCAGATAGGTGCGCTGGCTCAAGCGACCCTCGCGCACATCGGTCTGCAGCATCAGCAGTTCATCCTTGCGGCTGCGGCCCGGCGCGCCCATCTGGATGCGCTCACGCTCGGCGTCGTCGCTCACGCCAGGCGGCAGCATCTCGCCGCGTCGCAGGTTGTAGGCGTAGGTTTCCCAGCTAATCGTGCCCGCTTGCAGGCTCTGCGTCAGCGTGGCCAGCTCGCCCGACTCCATGCGCGACGCATCGAAGTCTGCCACGAGGCTGTATCGGATCTCCTCCGCCGTTGTCGTGTCGTCGTAGGCTGGCAACTGCCACGCCATCCACCGCTGCATGGCGCGCGTCGTGGCCTCGCTGACGTTCTCGGCGATCGTCGACAGCACGCTGCGCTCGCCCGCTTGACGCAGCCGCACAGTGCCCATCGCCTCCGCCGTCGATGGCTGCTCCTCGAGCATGCGCGCGCCCAGCACGGCCATCTGCTGCTCTTTGTCTTTGAGTCCTTCGCGGATGTGGCCAAGGCCCGCGCCGCTGAACTCCAAGTATTGAGCGTTAGCGCCCGGCTCTGGGCTGGCCCATGCGTAGCCGCATCCGACCATCAGCTTGGCACCTTCCTCCAGTTGGAAGCCTGAGACCCACGGCTGCGGGATCGCGGTCATGTGTCGGCCCCATTCCAGGTCCGCGCTGCCTCGGTAGTGCGACAGCATGACGTTGCACAGGCCGAGCATGGGCGCGGTCTCGATGTCCACCGACACGCCGCCGACGGCGTTGACGATGTCCATGGGGATCTCGTTCCAATAGCGCCCGCCGTTCTTGGTGGGCACCTTGACGGCGACAAGCTCAAGCTGGCCGCTACGCACGCCGCTGCCCTTCTTGGCCGACGCGCGCCAATACTCCTGCCAGTACACCATCTCGCTGGCAGGCGCAGACGCTAGCGCCTCGCCGCCCATGGCGCGCAGCGCATACTCGTGGTCGCTGACGAAGCCCAGCCGCAGGATCAAGAACTGCTCGCGCAGCTCGGTCTCGTTGCCAATGAGGTCGCCTTGCTTGGGCACCTCGTAGGTCTGGCGGATCGTCACCGTCGTCGGCACCTTGCGCCCGCCCATGTCCTTGCAGTGCCAGAAGACGATGTCCTCGGCCTTGAACATGCACAGATACGGCGGCAGCGTCGCATCCTCGCCGCGCTCGACCAGCAGACCGTAGCGGCCCACGCTCACGGCCTCGGTGAGCTGCTGCATGACGATGGCTTGCAGCCCCTCGTAGTTTGGCCCGGCGTTGTCCTCGAGCTGCTGCAGTTGCGCGTCGGGCACGCCCTCGATCGTAGGCGGGCGGCGCATGACGGCACCGACCAAGCCGGCCTGCGTGCGCGACGCCGCGCCGTAGAACGATGCCCGCAGCAAGTAATTGTTGTAGCTCTCGAGCGCGTAGATGTCGCCGCTCTCGCGCTGGCTGGTGAGCATCGGCAGGTATCGCTCCCGCTCGTGCTTGACCTTGTCCTCGCCCTCGATGCAGTCGCGGACCTTGCGCCACAGCGGCGCGGCAGCTTGGTATTCGTTGTGGTAGATGTTCATTGTCTGAATGCCACGGTCGTCGCGGTCGTGCGGTCTACGGGGAACAGGTAGGCGATCGGATAGCCGAATGCGTCCAGCAGGTGCGACATATCCTTCTGCACCTGTTTGTTGCTGTCCGCGTGCGTGTAGCCGAGCAAGTAGGCGCGCATTTTACGACATGACGGGGACAAGGTCACCCGCCCGTGGCGCATGGATCCGTTCACCGCGTTGATGCGGTCCACGATCTGCGGGTTCGCCCGTCGGGCTGAGATGGTGAACCCTGCCTCGCGCAGATAGCCGAACGCGCTCTTGCCGCCCGCCCCTGCGTGCTGGCGGTTCTGGCCGCTGGCGTCCGGGTAGATCCGGCGGATGCTGGGATACGTCTGGCGGATGAACGCAGCCGCCTGCTCGGCGTCGCAGTTGGGCAGCTCGTGCTCGGCAACCACATGCATGCGGGTCTGCGTGCGCCAAAAGACAACAAAGGCCAGCGGGTTGACGTTGAAGTCCATGCCCACGCAGAGCTCGGCGTCGGCGGGCTGCTCGAGCGCCACGCTGTGCTGCTCGGGGTCGAAGCTGTGATAGACGCGCCCGGTGGACAGGTTGACGAACTTGCCCTGCACGTATGCCTGCGCAGCGGCCTCGTCGTAGGTGTTGGTCAGCCGCTCGACGTAGTCATCCGGCAGCGCGCGGTTTGCCGTGCTGGCGCACTGCACCAGCCCCAGGTCGTGCTTCTCCCGCATCTCGCCCTGGAACAGGTCGTATCCCCAGCCCACGACGCCCTCGGGCGTGCCTGTGACGTTGATCTCCCTGTGCCGGGCGTCTGGGTGCCGCACGCGAGCCAGGATCTGCTCGAACATCTCGACGGGCTGGATAAACGGCTCGTCGATCCCAGCCGCTGCAATGTTGGCACCCTTCAACCGCTCGGGCCGCTCGCCCGACATGCAAAGGATGGTGGCCGTGCGGTCGCGGTAGCGGATGTGGAACCTGTAGGGCTGACTGCGGAACAGGTGATACGTCAGGTGCGGCTCGTTGCGGCTCTTGCCGTCGAGCAGCTCGTCGAGCGTCTGCACGATCGTCGTCAGCGCGAACGGGTAGCTGGGGCTGACGGTGACCACGGGCACGGGCGCGTTCTTGATGGCCAGCCAGATCATGCGCTTGGCCAGGGCCAGGGTCTTGCCGCCCCCGTAGCCGGTGACGAGGCCCCGGATAAAGTTGGGCATTTCCCACCATTCCCGCTGATGCGCGAACATGCCGCCCCGTGCGATGCTGCCGTCCTCGGCCAGCTCGGGTTCGTCCATGCGCCAGAAGGGTGCGACGGTCGTGGTCAATCGAAGCGCGGGTCGGGTTCGTGCTGGGCTTCTACGGCAGGCATCTCGCGCTTGGCGTATCGCTCAGGGAATCGGCGCTCGAGCATCCAGGCGGCGGCGGTCCACTGCTTGTCCATGTGCCGCAGGATCTTGCCGTGGATGCTGCTTTCTGCCTTGGCTTCTGCCTTTTCTATGAGCGTTGCAAAGTCGGCGTGGCGGGCCTTGTGGGAGCGCAGGCTGGCACCGCTGACGCCGTGCATCTGGGCAGCTCGGTCAGGCCAGACGCCCAGCTCGATGGTCCGCAGGATCTTGTCGATGACCTCGTCCGTCATCACGCTGCGCGGTCGCCCGCGTGGCTTGGCCTTGGCCTTAGCCATTCCGCACCGCCTTCTGCCCGGTCAGGTTCTCCCACCGCTGGACGATCACGTCGCAGTAGGCGGGGTCGATCTCCATGGCCAAGCATCTCCGGCTGGACTGTTCGCAAGCGATAAGGGTGGTTCCGGAGCCTGCGAACGGGTCCAAGATGCTATTGCCCTTCGCTGCCGACACGCTTGCCGCCATCACGGCGACGGGTTTTTGCGTGGGGTGCCACCGCTCCATGTCTCCCTTCTCCCGATTGTTCCAGCCGCCCCAGGGGACGCGTACAATGGACCTTGCCTGCCTGCGCCGCGACCAGCAAACCTCAAACGGTGCTCCGGGTATTGCGTCGGCGGCTTCTGATGCTCGCTTGTCCCAGATGATCCACGATCCCCCAGGCGGCAGTCGGTCGTAGAACCAGTCGCCGCCCCACAGCAAGACATCACCTGACGTCGCGCTCAAAACTGCGGTGGGGTCGAAGTGTTGGTCATCTCCATGCACGGGCTTGACGACCCTACGTGCGGAGTTGTCCATGCCATTCTGAGCGGTGCCTGCTGTCCCGCCGTACGACATGCCATACGGGGGGTCGCTGACCACCGCGTCGGGCTTCTCTCCCCCTAGAAGCGCCGCCATGTGTTCAGTGTTCGCACAGTCCCCACACAGCAGCCGATGCTGGCCTAGCGTCCACAGGTCGCCCGGCTGCGTGATCGGGTCGGCGGGCGGCTCCGGTGCCTCGTCCTCGACGATCTCGTCAGGCTCGAGGCCGCGCATCAGGCCGGCCAGCTCCTTATCGTCGAACGCCAGCATGTCGCGGGTCGGCTCGTCCATGCCGTCCAGCAGGCTGGCCAGCGTCTCGTCGTCCCATTCCGCGAGCTCGGCGGTGCGGTTGTCCGCGATGGCAAACTGGCTAGCGGTGGCGTTGTCATCGTCCAACACGACGGCCGCGATGGTCTCCCAGCCTAGCGCCTTTGCTGCCTCCAGCGTGCCGTTGCCCGCGCGCACGATCATGCCCTCGGCTTGCACCACGACGGGCTTGCGCTGCCCAAATGCGGACAGCGACGCCTTGATGGCGTCCAGGTTGCGCGGCCCGTGCTTGCGGGCGTTGGCCGGGTCGGGCGTCAGGTCCGCGATGGACATGGAAAGCCGCCGCAGCGGCTCCGCGATGTGGGCATCTGTCATTCGCTGGCGCTTTCGGCTCCAAGGGTGACGCGGCTGTAGATCGTCTGCAAGGCTGGCGAAGCGGCTAGGCGCTTCGACATGTCGCGGATGCCCTGGATCACGGTGCTGTGGTGCCTGTTGCCAATGAGCGCGGCGATCTCCCGGAGCTGCCATCCCTGCTCTCGTAGAGCTGCCATCAGCAACTTGCGCGGCGCGCTGACGGTCTGACTGCGTCCTGGGCCGAGCAACTGCTCACGGTTCACGCCGAACTCGGAGCAGATGCGGGCGATGTAGGGGTCTGCGTTGGTCTGTGTGTCGTTAATCATTGGAGTCTCGTTCGATCTTGGCCAGCTCGGAGCGCACCCACGCCTGCCCGGCGCTGCCTCCCCATAGGCCCCAGGCGATATTTGCGGCGCTGTCGCGCGGTGCGCTGCTGGCGTCCTGCCCTCCGTGGCGTGCGAAGTAGCTGGCCATGCGGCGCAGCGTGCTCTCGCTGATGTTGCGCCCGTTGGCTAGGTCTCGAGCGCGAGCCACGCCCACCTCGGTGCCGCCGCGCCCGTGGCGCTTGCGGCGTTCCAAAGCGTTGCGGGCGGTGCGGCGCACATCTGCGGGAGGCACTGGCATGGTGTGCATTATATCGCACACCGGCTACCAGACTCGGAAAAATATGAGCGGCCAAACTGCATTGGACTGCGCGAAGTTGTCAAACCCGGACGGAGGCCAGACCGTGCCGCCCTGCGTGTACAGGTAGCAGTCGAGCAGCAGCGTCGGGTAGCTGTTGGGGTCTGGTGGCGCGTAGGCGGTCCAGGTCCACGGCGTGCGTGGCGTCAGCACTAGATACGACGGCAGGCTGGTGCTGTAGGGGAAGAACTCAGCATGCACATCGAACTCGACCAGCAGCCCGTCGAGCCGACTGAGCACGGCCATCAGCCCACGACTGTCTTGGTCAAACGTCAACTGCGTGTTGAAGTCTCCGTAGCTGGTGCTGCCGTAGACGGTGCCTACCATGTCCAGCTCGTATTGCGGAACTGGCAACAATGGAGCCTCGACCACCACGCGCTTGGTGCAAGCAGCCAAGGCCAAGAAGCAGGCGAGCGGGTGTAGGTGTTTCATCTGTGCATGAAGTCTAACAGCCCCCGAAGCTTGTGCGCGGCGTGCAGCGGCTGCTTCTGATACTCAAGCATGCCGAACGACCCGAACCGGCTAGGCTGGCCGGTCAGCCGATAAGCCATGAACAAGCCGCCCCCGTGGGCGTCCCAGCGCAGCAGGTCGTGGAAGTAGAGCGAGCGCATGGCCGGGTGACGGTTGGCGGCGACGAACAGGTCCGTCAGCGTCTGGTTGTTCTGGGCCGCGCCCACGCCGACTAGGTGCTGCCCGCCCTCGTAGGCTAGCAAGGCAAGGCCGCGCTGCTGGGCCTCGATAGCGTTCTGCGAGGTGCGGAGCTGGTGCTGCTGCTGGCTGTTTAGGTCGCAGGCATGCAGCAGGGTCCGCAGATCCATGGCTGCGGTGGTCGCCGCGTTGCTTGAGCTGCCCAAGCTGCCGCCCCAATACGGGGCCACGGCGTAGGCATCGGCGTGCTGGTAGGCGTTCTGCCAGTCCATGATCTGCGTGCCCACCCACGGGTTGACGCTCTGGCCGGCCAAGACTCGCACAAGCTGGCGATCCGCGCGCAGCTCGGCCTGGAACACCTGGAACACCTCCACGCTGCGCTGCGCGTAATAGCGCCACGCTGCCACCCACGGCGTCGACCCTAGGCCCAGCGCCTGCCCTTGGCTCGCTGCGTAGGCGTTCTGCCCGAACTGGCTGTTCCAGACCTCGTTGGAGTATTCCAGGTACAGGGTCAGGTCGCGGCGCAGCGCCTTGTCGATTAGCTGGGCAAGGCTGGCGACGTAGTGGTTGGTCGCGAGGTGGGGCACGCAGAGCCACATATCCGCGCCGATCTCGTTGCAGAGCTGGGCCATGTAGGCGGGCGCGACGCCTGCGTCTGTCGCCTGCGTGTAGTGGTTCGTGCCAGGCACCTCGGCCCAAGCCCGCACCGGGCTGTCGTTGATGCGTTGCCAGTTCATAAACCGCACAGCCTGGAACGGCTCGAGGCTGGCCAGGAAGTCGGGCGAGAACACCTGCGGCGACTGGTCCCA